TGTAGAGATGTTCTTCGACGCTGCCCTTTAAGGCGGTTTGGTTGGCCCCGTTTCGGCGGGGCTGACTGTTTTTTGAGGGTTATATGGCAATTACTTACCGAGGCGAAAGGTTTGAGGGTTATAACAAACCCAAGCGCACCAGCAGCCACCCAAGCAAGAGTCACGCAGTGTTGGCTAAAGAGGGTGAGAAGGTTCGGCTGATTCGGTTCGGGCAGCAAGGCGCTGATAACAAACCCCCAAGAAAAAATGAGAGTGAGGCAGACAAAGCCAAACGCAGGTCGTTCAAAGCGAGATTCGCCAAGGACATAGCCAGAGGTCGGAAAGACAAAACAGCATCAGCCGCTTATTGGGCTGACAAGGTGAAATGGTAGATGGCATTCTCAAACGACTCAGACTTAGTTGCACTTGTTCCTGACATTCTCACGTTTGGCATAACTTCGTTTGCTAGTGAGCACGCAAAGGCACAGGCAGACCTAGAGCGCACGATTAGAAACCAGTGGTGGTACAAGAAGGGTATCGCGGGGGAAATGAACCCAGCCTACCTGACGGACTCCCAGTGGACTTATTGCAACTCATATCTGGTGTTGTGGAAGTACGCCCTCCCTCAGTTAACTAACTGGGTACAAGATGACCGCTTTCTGAATATGATCGACTTCTACAAGAATCGGTATGAAGAGGAGCTGGTTGCAGTATTCAATGACGGCGTTGAGTACGACGATGACAACAGCGGCACCATAGACGATGACGAAAAGAACATTGTTTCATTCGGGCGTTTAACTAGATGAGCCTCACCCTATCGGTAAAGGTTAAGCCTAAAGATCTTGCTAAAATGTTAAAGCAAGAGAAGGCTGACATTGCTAGGGGTATAAACAAGGCTATCGGGTTAACTGCTGCGAAAGGCAAAGATATTATTCTAAGCAGGACAAATAAGGGTGTGGGTGTTAATGGCGCATTTGCTAGATATTCTGGCAGTTTGACTAAAGGTTTTTGGAAGGGTCAAAAAGGCTCAGGGTATCTTGCGTACAGAAAGTACGAACTAAAGAAAAACAAACCTTCTTTGGTTAATTTGAACGCTACAGGCGAGATGCTTCGCAATGTACAGTCTAGAAACAAAGACTCACGAACTGCTGAGGTTTACTTTAGCAACCGCAACGCGGCAGAAAAAGCTGCTTGGAATGATAGAATAAGGCCGTGGTTTAGTTTTAATGATGGTGAGGAAAACAGGTTGAGGAAGGTGTTTCAGCGGGAGTTGTTTAGGTGAGTGATAGAGAGAGCATTGCCGCTAATATCGTGACGCAGTTGCAGACGATAACCTCCCCCGCAGTTAAGTTAGTTACCCGCGAGCCTTTTGAGTTTGACAAATTATCAAATGCTCAATACCCAGCTATCCTTGTAAGAACTACAAACGAGAGCAGAGAAGACGCAACAGTTGGCGGCGCAGCGACTACAAGGCTGGCAAACATAGATTATGAACTGGTCTGTTATGTCAAAACGACAGCTATAGACACAGCTAGAAACCAGATTGTTGAAGCTATAGAAGAAAAGCTCGACATAGACAGATCACGCGGCGGCTATGCACTAGATACTCAGGTAACTGGTATAGACACCGATGATGGAAGCATTGCCCCGATAGGCGGGGTTATTTTAACCGTGAGGGTGGATTATGAATTCACTCGTGGCACCACTTAGAGGCATAAGGGCATGACAGCAACAAAAGGCACAACCGGCGTAATCAAAGTCGCCATTACAGGCGGCAGCGTGACAGCGATGGGCGAAGTTCGCACGTTTAGCATTTCAGAAAGCGCAGACACAATTGAAACCAGCGTAATGGGGCAGACCGCTAGAACCTATGCTGCATCATTGACTAGCGCAACAATCTCAACGGAAGTCTACTGGGATGATGCAGACGCAGCCCAGTTAATTATGGACGCTTCCGCAGGCATCATATTTGAATGGCACCCAACAGGCACAGGCACTGGCGAGAAGTATTACTCAGGCGCTGCAATTGTAACCAGTAAAGAAATCAGCGCTTCTTTTGATGGTATGGTTGAAGGCTCTTTTGAGGCACAAGTAACTGGGGCAGTAACCGAAGACGTAAACTAATAGGAATACCACATGGGTTTAGCTAAAGAATTAAGAAATCGAAGAAAAGTAACTCCGCGCAAGATAGACGTACAGGCATGGGCTGACCCAGATGGGCAGCCTTTTGCTATGTACTGTTACCCGATAACTTGCTACGACATAAATGAACTGCAAAAAAAGCACCCTAAGTTCATGGAAAACACCACTGTTGCGGCAATGATTGACTTGATAGTCATGAAAGCTACAGACGAGGGCGGGGAGCGGTTGTTTACTGCGTCAGAAGACAAGTACGACCTCATGGGTGAAGAAACCAGTGTTATTTCCGAAATCTCTGGGCAAATGTTTGCTGAGATTGAATCCGTAGAGGAACAGGAAAAAAACTAACGTCCGATCAGTTAAGGTTTAACCTAATATCCTTGGCTGATCGGCTGCACATGAGCATCGGGGAAGCCGAACAAATGCCACTCTCGGAAATGAATGAGTGGCTGGCTTTCTACAAAATAATGAGTGAGAAAGCAGATGGCTAGCAAAGACGTTAACATTACAATTAGGGCGATAGACAAGACCAAAAAAGGTTTTGCTGCCGCTACCAAAGGCCTGAAAATGGTCGCTGGTGCCGCGTTGAATATGAAGACGGCTCTTGTTGGCGCTGCTGGCGTTGCTGGGATGGGCCTGCTTATTAGCAGGTCACTAGATGCCACTGATGCCCTATCTAAAACTGCCACTAGAATCGGCACCACCACCGAGTCACTCAGTCGTTTGCAATACGCGGCTAAGATTAGTGGGGTAGAAACGCAGACGCTGAATATGGCGATGCAGCGTTTTGGTCGTAGAGCCTCTGAAGCGGCTGTTGGCACTGGTGAAGCAAGGGGTGCGCTGCAAGAACTGCAACTCAACGCTTCCGACTTGATAAAACTCCCCCTCGATGAGCAGATGATCAAGCTCGCTCAAGCATTTGAAGACAATATCAAGCCAATAGATCGCACTCGCATAGCCATGAAGCTATTCGACTCTGAGGGTGTGGCATTGCTGCAAATGACTCAGTTGGGTGCAGCGGGAATGCGTGAGTTGTTTAAAGAGGCAGAGACGCTTGGTGCCGTGATGTCATCAGACGCGGCTAAAGGCGTTGAAGATGCCAACGACTCAATGGCTAAACTGTTCACAATCTTCAAAGGCGTCACCGATCAAATTACAGCAGCACTCGCTCCCGCTTTAGATAAAATCGTCACTCACCTCAAAGACTTGCTAGTTAACGCTGCCGATGCTCAAGGCGGCTTTTCTAACCTAGCAAGAGTTATGGCAGGAAACATGATTGGTGCTTTCGTTGCTGTCGCTGAAGGCGCAGAGACGATGATCAATGAAATAATAACCGGCGTTAACTTTTTGCGGCAACAGGTTATTGATTTTCAAGTCTTTACTGGAACTGGAAAGTTTGGTGCGTTGACGGCGCTGCAAGAAGAATTAGCAAGTACTGAAACCTCCCTAAAAGCATTTTACGCAATGAAGCGTGAGGTTGAAGCGAAAGCCGCAAGCGTTGGCGGAATAGTTGACCCAGAGCAAATGAAGGTTGCAGAAGATGGTCTTCTCAAAATGGCTGTAAGATTTAATGAGTTACAGGCCGAAATTCAAGCGTTGGAAGGCGCAGGGGTTCCGCTTGAAGGCTTTGGGCTTATTGATTTAGATGAAAAATTTGGTGGGATATTAAGCAAGCTAACAACATTAAGAGAGGACTTGGCTATTCCCTTAGTTGTTGCAACACCAGACGTTCAACCTGTTGAAGATGCTACAACTAGCTTGGAGAACATTTTAGGGGCGTTGAATCAAGCGTTTCACAAGATACCTATAGATAGCTTCCAAAAGAAAATGGACAGCTTTGCAGAGACAACAGTTAAGAATATGAGCGCAGGCCTGATGAGCGTTGTGGAAGGCACTGCAAGCCTCAAAGACGCATTCAAGCTAATGGTTAAAAACTTAATCGCGCAGGCCATACAGTTGTTCATAATTGACAAGATAACTGGCGGCTTCATATCGTTCATGAAAAACATGACTGGTGGGGGCAAGGGACTTGGCGGGGGAGGCGGTTTAACTGGTAAAGCTATCGGTGGCCCAGTGCAAGCAGGGCAGCCGTACATGGTTGGTGAGCGTGGCCCTGAGATGTTCATTCCAAGTCAGGGTGGGTCTATAGCCTCAAACAAGAAAATGGGCGGGGGTGGAATAACTGTCGTTAATAACGTAGACGCTAGAGGCAGCGGCGCAGATGTCGATCAGAAAATCAAATCAGCAATGGCGCAAACCTCTCAGCAGACTATAATGACTATTCAAGACCTCATGCGTCGAAGAAGGTTCGCTTAATGGCTACATTCCCATTCCCTAACATTACGCCAGCAACCAATACATTTGAGTTGGTTAGTAACACTCGCACCTATCAGTCACCTTTGACTAACGCAGTTCAGACAGCCTCGCGCAAGGGTTCGCTGTGGAAAGCGTCAATGCAGTTTAATAACCTATCTGGCGATGACCGAA